CGCGAGACAGCGCTTGCTGTATACGCACATCAATGTGGGGCGAGCGCGGAGGCCAACCTGAAGCAGGACCTGCGAGTCACTGCTCATGTGTTGGGCTCAACGCGCACGTCCGTTTGTTGTGCAACTACAGCTGTATCCCCCAGCATCGGGCCAATGGCCCTTTAAAGCTGGACCCGAAGAGGGCGTGTGATCGGACACGTACATCCGAAGAGACACAGTGAGTGGGTCTCGCAGCGACTGTGCGGCTAGCGTAACCACCAATTTGATGTGGCGCTTATCCCGCATACTAGCTCAAACGTTATAAACCACTCGAGGTAGAGACGCTTTCACTAGCGTGGGTCCTCGGGGAAAACGAGAGACTCGGGAGACGGGTTTGCAGGGTAACCGAAGATACCGTGATGGCTGGAACAGGGCTAGTAAACCACCGGGCATGGTGTAGGGCCACGGAGTTGAACCACCCACCGGGGACCAGCCAGCCGGATACCTCAGCTCCCATCGTCTTGTAGCGGACGTAAAACAGAAACCCCCCTTCCCCGGACCAAGACCAATGTGAACAATGAGCCAATGCAAAATACAGCAGCACACATTGGCACAGACCAAGCCTGGCGGGCTAACCCCACCCGCCGGCCAGCCACCCCAGCGTTTGACTGGTTGGAAGAGGTTTTTAGTGGGGCCCCTCAAGCTCGTTGGAGGGGCTGCCAGGAGCGTTTGCGGTGTCTGCCTGGGGAGCAAGGTAGCGCTGGCCCGGTCCGCAGTGACTGTTGGTGTGGCAACCATCGTTGCACCACAGAAAACCGCGATGCTACAGCGCAGTATTGCGCGTGGCAGTCTGAGAGCCCTGTCCGTGGCGACCAGATTGGTACCGGGTGGGAGGGTCCTGTTAGCTACGGCAGTCCTGCCGTACCTAACGTACCGCTGGGCTCGCTGGCAGTACGCCAGCGAGATGCGGAAACGCGCTTCCCTAGTCAATGGGGGGGCCGCTACGCTGATTGCCCAGCTGGACTCCCCCGATCTGCTTCCGGTGGACGAAGGTGAGCGGTTTGAGCCGCCACCACCACAGGCGCCTTTTGCGCAAAACATGCAGGGAGTCAATAGGGTCCTTGCTTTTCGGTTCGCCGCAGTACTGGCGCGTGAGGTCAAGTGCAAGATGGGCACTCCCAAGCGCACCAGGGCGAATTGGATAGTGGCGCAAGAGCTTGTCAACAAGGCAATGGCTGAAAGGTTTGTGAGGAAGGTGGACCGGATTGTATTCGGCCCAATTGCCACACAGATGGTGTTTATTCCGTCACGCTACGAGGTTGTGGCCAAGCAAATGGCCCACAGCGAAGTTGTCGGGATGAGGCACGAAGAGTTCAGTTGCCATGAGACTACGTTCCTCGAGTGGATACGGGCTAAGTTGTTTGGGCGATACCCAGCACGAGTGCCCAGTGATGACATAGAGAGAGCGTAGGGCTGCCCCGTTCTGAAAAAGGGCCGTGACACAGAGGTAGTTGGCTTGCCGGTCTCAATGGCCACTATGCCAAACAATCCTCAGTGCACAAGGTGGGAGGTCCAAGAGCAGATGGGGGTTGACAAGGAGCGTAAGTTCTGGGCCATCACTGGTGTGGCGTCAGAAAGTAGATTTGGCGTGCACAACAATAGTTTAGTCAACGTGCAGCGGGGGTTGTATGAACGGGTTCTCTTCCGAGTCCAGGGAGGGATCGCCACGCCACCCGTTCAGCCCCTGGCAAACGTTTTTGAGAACCGTCTAGCTGGCTTTAGAGGATTGTTGGTCCGAAACACCAAGCCGATCCGCCGCATAACCCGCGCAGAATTTGTGGGATTGTATGTTGGCCGAAAACGGACGGTGTATGAGAATGCAGCCGCTAGTCTAGCCATGAGACCGCTCAACAAGGCGGACGGGTTCCTCAGTACGTTTGTGAAGTGTGAGAAGCTTGACTTCCACGCTAAACCAGATCCTGCACCTCGGGTCATACAGCCAAGATCTCCGAGGTACAACGTTGAGCTAGGAAGGTTCCTTAAGCTGCACGAGCATGAAGTGTTCGAAGGAATCGCTGAGGTGTATGGTGGGAGGACCGTGATGAAGGGCCTAAACGCCGAGGGGCAAGCTGAGGCTTTGAGGGAGATGTGGGATAGTTTCGTGAACCCGGTAGCTGTTGGCCTGGATGCCAGCAGATTTGACCAGCACGTTTCGTCCGACGCCCTCCTCTTTGAACACAGTTGTTACTTGGAAATGTGCCCCCCCCACGCCCGCCGTCGGTTGGACCTCCTGTTGAGCATGCAGCGCACCAACCGTGGTTACGCGCGCGTGAACAGTGGGCTGGTTAAGTATGAAGTTTCGGGAAAAAGGATGTCCGGTGACATGAACACCGGGTTGGGTAACTGTCTCTTGATGTGTGGCCTGGTGTATGGCTACTGCAATGAGATTGGGGTCAAGCATCGGCTCGCGAACAATGGTGACGATTGTGTAGTCATCATGGAGCGCACAGAGCTATCTAGGTTCCAAGCAGGGTTAGACCTCTGGTTCAGGCAGATGGGGTTCATCATGGAATGTGAAGAGCCCGTATCAGTGTTTGAGGAGATCGAGTTCTGCCAGACCCACCCCGTGTGGGATGGTGTCCGTTGGGTTATGGTGCGTGACCCGAGAGTGTGTATTGATAAAGATTGTCTCACAGTGTTGGACATGGAGACTGGGTTGACTGCGTGGTGTGGGGCGATAGGGGAGTGTGGGTTGTCCCTATCAGGGGGCATTCCTGTACTCCAAGAATTCTATTCAGCCCTACTCAGACATGGCACTACCTCAAATCTTTTATCACACCCTTGGATGGATTCTGGGTTCAAGATGTTAGCCCAGGGTATGCACCGACGGTACCAGCCAGTATCCCCTGAAACTCGTGCTTCCTTCTGGAGGGCTTTTAGTATTTTGCCCGACCTCCAGGAGGCAATTGAGGACGTGATGCTTAACTGGAGCATAAGTCCTGCCTCAGCCGGGGTTAGCATCTGCAACCCATTAACTTACTTACCCCAAGTATATTAAAACTGGATATAAATGACACCAAAACCGCAGAAGCCGAAAGGCAAGAAGCAACAAAAATCAGGCCAGGCACGCCCACCGTCGCGCGCTACAGGCAAGCCGAGTCGATCCTCAGCAATGGGGGCGAAATCGACTGCAATGCAGGCATACGATCGTATGATACGAGATCCTTGCGCAGCGGCCCCGAGCCGGGCGCCCTATCAGGGCACCGACTCCGGCTACGTAGCGAGGACGGTAGATTACTTTCAACCGACCTGCGTGTACACAGGAACCGGGAATCAGATTGGGAGTGTCGACGCAGTATTTCAGGTGACTCCAAAGGTCTACCTTTGCACGAACGTCGGCCCCCTAACCTCTTACGGGAGGGCGGGATCCAACCTAACCATTGGAGGGACCCCGATTCCAAGCAACTTCGTGAAGGCCACCGCCAAGAGGTGGAGGCCACTAGCGTGTTGTCTCAAGTGGATTCCCAACGGAGCCCCCCTATACCAAACGGGGACAGTGTCGTTGGGTTACTCCGCATCTTCCAAGGTGGCAGGTGGCGACACCACTACATCGACTGCGTTGGAGACCAGCTGCTTAAGTGGCTCCAGGAATGGAGCTGCTAAGCACGAGATTCGCTGGCTACCTTCATCCGTTGATCAGGAGTGGACAGACGCCTCCGCGCCCACCGGGGATGATTACAACGGAGCCACAGTTTTCTGTGTACTCAGCGGGGTTGACGCCACAGTTGATAGTACTGCGGGTGTGGCCACATTCAATGGCCGCTTTCAGGTGACGACGATTTGGGAGTGGGAGCCGCCGACCAATACTGGCGCTGCGTCCGCACCCATACCTCCACCGCCCTTCTCTATCAACGAACACCAAGCAACAATTCCAGACATGGGCAAGTATTTGCTCGATGGAGTACGAACAGCTGCTAAGGGTTACAAAATGGCTCAAAACTTCGTTGGTGCAGCCTTGGCTATCCTATAGCGACGACCTTGGACACCTGACATAAATCGGCGTAGAGCTTTGAAGACTGCCACGCGAGGGGTGGGGACCCCAGGAAACGAGGCTCAAAGGCAAAGCGTCTGAAAGTAAATTGGGGAAACGGGAAATAAAATATAAATATTACCATAGCATGGCATGACGATGAGTGACAGGTATGCAGGGCAAATTGCATACGTGTTGTGACTCCACGAACC